CGCTTTGTTCTTCTTCTCACCCTTCTTTATCAGGTAACCAACGCAACCTACTCAGCACTGCTGCGGATCTCAACGAGACTTCGCTTGAGCAGATGTTGATTGACATTGCTGGTCTTACTGACGAAAGAGGACTAAAAATTGCGGTTCGAGGAATGAAACTAATTATTCCTAAAGAACTTCAGTTCATTGCAGAAAGAGTATTGAACTCTAATCTGCGACCCGGAACGGCGGATAATGATATTAACGCCAACAAGTCAATGGGTATGCTACCTGACGGTGCAGTAGTTAATCACTTCCTCACGGATACTGATGCTTTCTTCATCAAGACGGATGCGCCTAACGGCTTCAAGTTGTTCCAAAGAACTCCAATTAAAACAGCTATGGAAGGTGACTTTGACACTGGAAATATGCGTTTCAAGGCTCGCGAAAGATATTCTTTCGGTGTATCTGATTGGAGATCAGTGTTCGGGACTCCGGGCGCGTAGCAAAAGCATGGGGGGCAACATTGTTGCCCCTTTGTTTTTTAGGTATAGTTAGCTTTTATTCTGGGAATAAATAGCTTTGGCGACTGTCCCAGCAGACACTTACGAAGACGCTGAAGCAAATCCTTTCGTAAGGAGGTATTCAAGTGGCACAGTCAACCTTTTCTGGCCCAGTCCGTTCTCTTGCTGGTTTTATTAGTGCTGGTTCATCCAGTGTAGTTAGTTTAACCGCTGACACTTCTATAACTGTAGCATCTCATGCAGGAAAATTATTGTTATGTAACGATGCAGATGGCAAGTTTACTTTGCCTTCCATTGTTACTACTACACCAGGGGATTCTACCGATCCTAACCAAACCAATAACTTAGGTGCAACTTTTACTTTTTTGGTAATTACTGCAGCTACAGATATGGATATTTTAACTGACGG